CCCCTTTTGTGCTACTCCACTTTCGGAGTCGCCACACAACCCATCAACCTACACCTCAAAAAGAAAGGAGTAAGCAGACACGAAGTGAGTAATGCACGCAGACCGTTTCACTGGATCCGCGCCATCAAGATAACCATTCGGTAACCTTGATTTCCTGACTCGCCACCTCTGTTTAAACAGTCGAGGCGTGAAGAAATTGTCAGGGTTGCCAGGTACGAGATACCCGCCTACAGCAAGTGGATAGTCATATGGACCACGTTTGTGTGTCCGACGTTCCACCAAACGCTGCAGGTATGTATAGCGTCCCTGAACCGAAGCAGTAAGAACCCCTTCATCAGGGTTATGCCACTCCGGAACGAGATGAACCTTACCGGCTATGAAGCTCCTAAGCAGGTTGAGAGTGCGGTGTAAAAGCAAATTATGCCTTGCACTCCACTCGAAGACCTGATTAATAGCAACGTAGACGGCCGCGTCGCTGTCAAGTGATCTTACGTAGAAGGGTGTGACGTCATACCCCTCGAAATAATCTCCACCGCAGCTTTCGCGGAAAGGCCCACTGCAGTAGGACTTGTCGTTGTTAACAACAAGCCCAGCTGCGCTCAAAACGCTTACGACACCTTCATACTCAGAAACGGGTATGATTATATCGTCACCGAAAACACATGTTGAGCTCCAATCAATAAACAGATTGGGGCCCCCCTTGAGTCGACGGTAAGCGTAGATCAAGGCGACTATTGATAATGTCATAAGGGGAAAGGTAAAACCGTTCCCCATTGTCGATATCATATTCATCTTGATCCAGCCACTATCGCCAGTATCTATCTCATCACTGCGAATAGCAGAGAGGAGTCGATACCATCGACGTGGCCAGAGCTTACGTATCAAGAACGGCGTGAACATATCGGATGCGGATTTTAAGTCGATAGTAGCGATACTACCGTCAATAGAACCGCGTTTCGCCATAGCCTTATTCTTAGGCTGTTGCGTGCGAATGTCCAAGCCAATCATGCGAAGAGCACCTTCGATATAAGACCCTGCAGCAAGCTGCAGCGCCATATTACCGGATGGCTCGATCGCTATGGTACGATTAGTGGTCTCGTTTTTCGGAACTGTTGCTAGACGCGAACCTCTCACTGCGGTGGTCCCATCATTTCCGTTACGCTCATCATTGAGCTGGAAGTAGGAATTACTACCACGCAGGGCTGTTACGAGAGGCTTGCAAAGGATAGTGCACGTCATATTTTGAACTATCTTCTCGGCAGTATGTGTACCCTTAACGCCATTACTAGCGCCAGGGCCAAACTTCCAATTAGACTCAAGATATGAAGGATCGAACGACTGCTGTATGTTCGTCTCATCCAAGGACGTGGTGAAGCGCTCGAGTACATGTTCTATGTACCGAGCAGCTTCAGTAATCACATCTTCAGAAAGACTGACAACAGTATCGCCAACCAAAGAGTTACAGCTAATAAAATCAGCAATAGCTCTAAGGTGGAGGTCCCGGTCATCAGACTTCGCACGCTTACGCATGCGTTGCACTTGACGCGCAACTGCGAATGCTCTAGGAGCATCTTCAGGTGATTTGTCATTTAAATCCTCTAGCATTGCGGTGAACAGGCTATTCAGCTTGTCACCGGCATTCCCAGCGTTATTTCTCACAAGATATCTCCAGATGAGGGTTGGGAGGTTTACAAGACGCCGGTTGTTACTGTATCGGCGATGCCCGAAGCTTGGGCCCAACCAGTGCCGAAGTGCGCACTGATCATGGCTTTAATCTCCTCAGGTTCATATGTGTCCGTGCCAGCAGGTACTTCGATCGTCGTAGTGATACGAGCGGTCATATTTACCTGGCTAGCGGCCGGCTGAGCACCCTTACGAGTAATTAACTTGTAGGTGTTCATTGGCACATTCTTGATGATGCCGGTTACAGGGTTCGCCTGCGGCAACGTACGAAGCACAACGGGACGAAAGAATGAAATCGTGAATGGTTTACTCACAGAATTCACATCTACGTTTGCCTGAGTGCCACCCAAAGCAGTAACGGCGTATTGCTTGCCGTTAATACTAGGGGCGACGTCAGCCGTTATAGTGTACGTCGGTGACGTGAAAGCTGTCACCGCCGCGCCTGTTACAGGTGTTGATGGAGCAAAAGACATGAATGTCTCCTAATACGAATCTCCAAACTCAGTTATGCCATAGAAATAGCATCACTTGGCGAGAATGGAAATCAGGTTGAACAGCTTATTTAAGCTGTGTAGACCCACTTCGTCAATTGTACGGAGACGCATGATTCTGTGGGGAAGGGTCGAAAGGACTGTACGTTGAAATTCTCCATACCGCCAATTTGTCACGCCTGGCGTCGGTTGAAGACCTGTTACGGTCGTCGGCGACGAATAGACGAGATTCATGCGGTTGGTACCGGAGCATTGATAACGCCGCGTTTGATTAAGATAGAGCAACTTCACGGGAGTACCAATGAAGGTGTCGTCTAGATAATCGCCGACTGTGGTGAAGTAGTCGATAACCCAAGAAAAAGGGATGAGTTCCCATGCCGTAGGCACTAGGTTCTCAAGCCTCAATCCAAATTGTCGAGCTGCACCGTAATCGGAAGACGAGGCAAGGGAGAAGTTAAAACCTCCCTTGTACATATAAGACAGACTATGATTTAAGACAGAATGAACATCAAGATCACACCCAGTCATTGGTCTGGGTGAATCGAGAGGGTTCACTTGTCTTCGACCGGTAGTCCAGTCTCTTGAGCTCTGCCCAGTCAAGATAGCTGTATGATCCGTCCTGAGTATATACTCAGAGATCGTATTAGCTAACTTAGAGACGTCTGATATAACGGGAGCAATCCCGAAACCATACGTCAGCCATGCCTTAGAAAGGTATTTGGCCGCAGAGCGTCCTTTCGTTTTTCGAATGTCTGCGACAACGCCCAAGAAGTCAATAGTCAAGTCGACAGAATCACGGAAAGTTTTCCGTAATTCGTGCAACTCAGCTAATGGCAAGAGGGAGTTGAAGTGAGACTCATGCGAAGCGATCTTGTTCTTGAGACGCTTCAAAGCGATATCATCAAGCGTAGAATCAGCACTAAAGGATGCAAAAGAGGTTGGTACAGGGCCCAGCCAGCGACAGTCATAAGTATATGACTTTCGGTGAAGGACTGCAGTACTCCTCTCAATACACCTTCCGCGGATCGGCTTAATGCTACCATCGATGTCGCTTCTAAAGTAAGAGCTTGAAGCATTTTGCTTCTTCGCAATTTTAATACGCCAACTTGGATCAGAGGTACCAGTGACCCGATTGACACCCGAACCGAACGTCCGATCAAATGACGCATTATCTACGTAAGTAGGACTAGGTGCATTGTCCGAAACGTAGTAGTGCTTCAAGTAATACGGATATGTGATTCGTGAATCTATCGTAGTCAAAGTTACCTCCATAGTATGGCATATGCCGACCTTTTGAAAAGAAGGCCGTAAAACAACCGTTCATAATTACCCCCGAGGAGTGGGATTACGGAGTATAGACTGATACCGTCGATTAAGCGATTCGATGTCAGCAATGTTCAAGGCGCTCAGTTGTTCTGAACTCAAAGTATCAATTAAGATACCTCGCTCGTTCAGCTGCGCGACAAGCATATTGTAAACATCGATAGCTAACTTACGGTGAAGGTCTATATCCATGATCACTCCTTAGGAAGGGAT